GGGATTCTCAGCATAATGCGTTGAGAACGCGTCGCCGCCGTAAGGAGTAAATCATGGCTACAACTGCTGCCGATCAAATCAACGGCGCGTTGCGGCTGATCGGGCAGTTGGCCGAGGGCGAAGTCCCTTCTGCGGCCACGTCGCAGGACGCCCTCACCGCTTTGAACCAGATGCTCGACTCGTGGAGTACCGAGCGTCTGGCGGTCTACTCGACCCAAGATCAGGTCTATAACTGGCTGCCTAACGTCCGCACCATTACGATGGGGCCAACGGGCGTGTTCGTAGCCGAGCGTCCTATCTTGATGGACGACGCCACCTATTTCCGTGACGCCTCGACCAACGTGTCGTATGGCATTAAACTGATCAATAACCAGCAGTACAACAGTATTGCAGTTAAAACGGTAACCTCTACGTATCCGCAGTTGATGTGGGTCAATATGACCTACCCGGACGTGGAGATCTATATCTATCCGGTGCCGACCAAGGTGCTGGAGTTCCACTTTGTGTCGGTGCGACCGCTGGCAACACCTGCCGCGCTAGACACTAACTTGGCGTTCCCGCCGGGATACCTGCGGGCTTTCCGATTTAACTTGGCTTGTGAACTTGCGGCGGAGTTTGGTGTCGAACCCTCTCCGCAGGTGCAGCGCATTGCTATGACTAGCAAGCGCGATCTGAAGCGCATTAATAACCCGGATGACCTGATGGCAATGCCTGCGGCGCTGCTCGTCAACCGACCGCGCTTTAACATCTTTACGGGCAACTTCTAATGAAGACGCCGATCCTCGGGTCGTCGTATGTAATCCGGTCGGTCAATGCAGCCGACAACCGGATGGTCAATCTTTATCCAGAGGTAATTCCCGAGGGTGGCAAGGAGCCTGCCTACCTGCAACGCTGCCCCGGCTTGGCTCTACAGACCACGATTGGAACTGGTCCTATCCGTGGTTTGTGGTCGCTTGGTAATTACCTGTACGTCGTTTCAGGTAACGAGTTTTACAAACTCGACTCCAATTACAATTTTGTAGGTGGCGATGAACTGCTGCTAGAAGGTGGCGGCTTTATTCTGTTAGAGAATGGCAATTCCATTTCTCTAGAAAGCGGCTCTGCTTACATCGGCTTGGTGTCGGGCACTGGGCCTGTGTCCATGACTGATAACGGCACGCAGATTTTTATTGCTGCAAATCCTGACGGATACATATACAACACAGCAACAAATGAATACCAACAAATTACTGACCCTGACTTTCCGGGTGCAGTAACGGTTGGTTACCTTGACGGTTACTTCGTATTCAATGAACCGAACTCGCAACGTGTCTGGGTCACAAGCCTATTGGATGGCTTGTCGATTGACCCCTTGGATTTTGCAAGCGCTGAGGGTTCACCAGACGGGCTAGTATCCCTGATCATTGACCATCGAGAGGCGTGGCTGTTTGGCACGAACTCCGTGGAGGTCTGGTACAACTCCGGCGATGCCGATTTTCCGCTCACCCGTATCCAAGGCGCCTACAACGAGATCGGCTGTATTGCGCCGTACTCGGTCGCCAAGATGGACAACTCCGTCTTCTGGCTCGGCGCAGACCCGCGGGGTCAGGGCGTTGTATACCGTGCCAACGGTTATACCGGCGTTCGCATCTCAACCCACGCGGTTGAGTTTGCTATCCAGAGTTACGGGAACCTTGCCGACGCGGTTGGCTACACGTATCAGCAGGACGGTCACACGTTCTACGTGCTGAACTTTACCAACGCTGACACGACGTGGGTGTTTGACGCGGCTACGGGGGCGTGGCACGAACGCGCTGGTTTCCGCAACGGCGACTTTAAGCGTCACCGTGGCAACTCCCATGCTCGTTTCAACGGTGATCCAGTCATCGGTGATTACCAAAACGGTCGCTTGTATGCGTTCGATCTGGACGTGTACGCCGACGCTGGCGCTGCGCAAAAGTGGCTGCGGTCTTGGCGAGCGTTGCCGACAGGCGGTAATGACCTAAAGCGCACTGCCCACCACTCGCTTCAAATTGATTGCGAAACGGGCGTTGGCTTAAACGGTTATGACTTGTACGACGAGGTGTATTTAGGCACCGAGTTGTTGCAAATCCTGCAAACCGAAAACGGCGAAGACATCATTTTGGATTTGAACGCTACGACAGGCGCCAACCCGCAGTTAATGTTGCGATGGTCTGATGACGGCGGCCACACTTGGAACGGCGAGCGTCAAGTGTCTATGGGTCGTATTGGACAATACGGCACTCGCGCTATCTTCCGTCGCCTTGGCATGACCTTGAAGTTGCGTGACCGCGTATACGAGATTAGCGGTACCGATCCGGTGAAAGTCGCCATCATGGGCGCCGAACTGCAACTGAGCGGTACTGCGTCGTGACCGTAAACATCACGCAAATCCCTGCCCCGCGTGTGCCGTTTATCGACGAGCGCACTGGGCTGATTTCGCGTGAGTGGTTCCGGTTTCTCAACAACCAGTACCAGTTGACGGGTGGTGGCACTACGCAGACCACCATCTCTGATCTTGAGTTGACGCCTTCCTTGTCGTCTAACACCGAAGACGAATTAGCGGTGGTCAAGGGGCAACTGGACGACCTACAAAAAGGCACGGCTCGATACGAACCGAACCCTGTCAACTATGGTGCGTTCTATTCAACAACGACTCAGACGGCAGCAGTGGCTAATACGCCGTATGCAATGACGTTCAACAACACGTCAAATCGTTATGGCGTGTACATAGACCCCGCTGCGTCTTCGCACATCAAAGTCACTCGGCCCACTGTCTACAACATGCAGTTCTCATTGCAGTTGGACAAGACCTCTGGCGGTACTGGATTGTTCTGGGTGTGGGTCAGGGTTAATGGCGTTGATGTGCCCTACACTGGATCGCAAGTTCGCATCCAAGGCAACAACGCTGAAGTTTTTGTGGCAGCGAACATATTTGTGCCTATGTCAAACGGAGACTATCTCCAGTTGATGTGGGCAACCGACGACACATCCGTCCAAATCTTGTCGGAAGCCGCTACCGCAGTTCATCCCGGTATTCCGTCAGTCATCCTTACTATGACGCAGGTATCTCTATGACCGTTTATCTTTCAGCCTTTGCAGGAGCCGGGGCGCAGTTCTTCACCGACGATGGCGCAGTCCTGTCGGGCGGAAAGATCTATACCTACGCCGCTGGCACGACGACCCCGCAGACTACTTATACGTCTATTGTTGGAGTCTCTACCAACGCTAACCCCATCATTCTTGACTCTGGCGGACGGCTGCCAGAAGACATGTGGTTAAGCGAGGGCGTTAAATATCGTTTTGTTTTGACGGACTCTAATGACGTTCAAATCGGCGAGTACGACGACATTGTTGGCATCAACGACATCTCTACGGAGAGCGTCGCGTGGTCCACGATTACGGGCACGCCGACGACACTGGCTGGCTACGGCATCACCGACGGCCTGACGACAACGGCTGCGGCAGCGACTTATGCGCCGATTGCCTCGCCCACGTTCACCGGCACGCCGCTGATCCCGGACAACGATTCGGTTAGCGCCAACTATGCGGTCGGCTATCGAGAAGCCCCGCAGGTATCTAAGACGGCTAACTATCAGTTAGTGCTGGCAGATCGCGGTAAGTCGATTCTGATGAACGGCACCGGCCTGACGCTGACTATTCCGGCTAACTCTGCCGTCGCGTTCCCGGTGGGCACCGTGATTATTATCGTCAACGTCAATACCAGCGCGTTGTCGATTTCCATTACGACTGACACGCTGACTCTGGCGAACAGCACCACGACCGGCACTCGCACTTTGGCTCGTAACGGCTTGGCTACCTGCGTCAAGATTGGCAGCACGTCTTGGCTGATCAGCGGAGCGGGATTGTCCTAATGGGCGGCGCTACCTTAGCAGCGGCGATTGCAGGCACGACGGGGGGAGCCGGTGCCGGTGTATTCGACTTCTCGTCTGGGTCGGGTAGCGTCACGATTCCCACGGGAGCCACGGGCGTCACCATTGAGGTGTGGGGCGCAGGCGGTGGCGGTGGCTACGGCACTGTCACCCAGATATTTGGCGAGTTCTTGTACGAGCCGCAAGAGAACCCCGGTGGCGGTGGTGGCGGCGGTGCCTACGCTAAACGAGTCATTGTGTTAACCGCGCCAGATGCCCTTAAAACTATTCTGTACACTGTCGGTGCTGCTGGTAGAGGCGGCACGGTTGGGGACGCTGTGGGCGGCGCTGGCACCCAGTCTGTTGTCTACGCCGGAACCTACGCCCTAGACGAAATGATCTCTACGGGCGGTTTTGGCGGCTACGGCGGTATTGGCATATTTGGCAGCCAGCAGGGCGCCGGAGGCACGCAGACGGGCGGTACGGTGCCGCCGTCAGTGAATGGCAACGGAGGGGCTGCCTTTACCCAAACCGGCGCTACGGGCATCGTAGGCGATAATAGCCTCACTGCTGGCGCTGGCGGCAACGGTGGCGACCCGGTAGAGGGCGGCGATCCGGGCTTGGTCGGCACTAACGGTCGCGTCCGAATGGTATTTACCTTTTAGGTGACACATGGCAGTTAACGTAAAAGTCCTGATCCCGGCCAAGATTGCCGAGAACACGCAAGTAACCCAATACACGGCTACGAACGTATCGGCCATCATCGACAAGTTCACGGCGACGAACTACAGCGCGTCGGCGGCCACGATCTCGATCAACCTTGTGACGCAGTTTGACTCGTCGGGCAACCAGAACTTGATCATTAAGGCCAAGACGCTGCTGCCCTCGGAGACGTATACGTTCCCTGAGTTGGTCGGCCATGTGCTGCAACCGGGCGGGTTTATCTCCACGATTGCCGGCACTGCCTCGGCCATCAACATCCGATCCTCTGGTCGGGAAGTGTCGTGACCGAAGCCGAATACTGGTTGCGCGAGAACTTTGCTGCGCTGGAGTTGCCGCCAGATGCGGTGGCTTGGCTGATTGACTTGTGGCACGTTACGCAGGTGTTTGACGACGTAGCCGATGGCGACCCGGTAGACCGTAAGTCGCTGGACGATACCGTGTGGCGCACCCTTGTGGGTATGCCTGCAAATAGTTTCTTTATGGCTCACGCAGGGCAGTTATTGCCTGCGGTGGGTACGGCCATTCTGAAGTGGAAGGCTTCGGATGACGCCGAACGCAATGGTTTGGCTGACGAACGGTCGTTCGTTTGGCGTGCCGCTTACTATGACTTGGTTCTTTTAGTGGTGCTGTTGTGTCAGGGCCGAGAGTCTGCTATGGAAAAAGCAGGTGCGGTGATGGCACTATACGGCGAAAGTTTTGCGACGTATCGCGGGGAATTTCCTCATGGCTAATCCAGTAGTTGCTATTGCCGCATCCAGCATTGGATCGGCTGCTGTCGGCAGTCGCTCAGCAAGTAAGGCGGCAAGAGCGCAAACAGATGCCGCTCGATCAGCGGAGGCATCCCAAGAGAGGATGCTTGAACGGCAGTTAGAGGAAACTCGCCCGTTTCGAGAACTGTCGCTTCAACAACTTAATCGCCTATCGGAGTTGTACGGGCCTGAAGGCATGTACACCAAGACTCCGACCATGGAAGACCTGACGGTAGACCCCGGTTTTTCTTTCAGAATGTCTGAAGGAGAAAAGGCGCTTGCTCGTATGCAGTCTGCTCGCGGGCAGTTGTTTGGCGGTGGCGCAATTAAGGCCGGTGTGCGGTACGGGCAGGAAATGGGTTCGCAGGAATTCCAAAATGCTTACAACCGCTTGATGAATCAACGCGCAACCGTTACTAACGCATTGCTCGGAATCGGCGGTTACGGCCCCGCGATTGCTGGACAAAACGTAAGTGCAATGGGAAGCGCTGGTAGCAACATCGCCAACATTCAGTTAGGTGGTGGTCAGGCTCGCGCTTCTGGCTATCTTGGTCAGGCTAATGCTTTGAACCAAGCCCTTAGCCAAGGCGCTGGTTTGTATGGCATGTATCGTGGCGGTTACTTTGGATCGCCCAGTTCCGGTATCGGCGGAAGTGGCGCTGGAACTGGGGCATACGGCGGCTCTGCAATTCCCTACACCGGCAGATACGGACTCGGAGAGTAACCATGCCAGTCATCGGAGCAACTCAACTTGAGCCAGTAAACATCCTTGGCTCATACGTGCAGGGCATGGAACTTGGCCGTGCCAATCGCCTAGCCCAACAGCAGCAAGCAGCGCAAATGGAGGCTGCTCGTCAAGAGGCCGAACTGCGTAATTACTTATCATCGGCAGACCTTTCGTCGCCGGAAGTGCAAAACCAGTTGCTTCGCTTTGGGCCGCAAGGGGCCGAGATGGCTAAGAACCTAGCAACGATGGGTACTCAGCGTTCACAAGCAGCCAAGGCTGATTACGAAGCCCAAAGTCAGCGCTTAAAAGACATGTATAACTTGGTAACGTCTGCTGTGGACGCGCCGAGTTACGCCCGTGTTCGCGGCATGGCTGCAAACATGGGAATTGATGTTGCTCAAATTCCTGAACAGTACGATCCTGCATTTGTTGAGCAAGCCAGAAACGCCGTGCTTACCGCGTCAGAGCGACTTGATGCGGAGTTGAAAAGAGATACTACCGCCGTCCAACGTCGCCAAGTTGCGCTTGCCGAACGCAAGCAAACTTTTGAAGAGCGTACCGCTAATGCTGGTATGTCAGGCATGGTTAAACCACCTGAACTACAGAAAGGCGAGCGTTGGAATCCCGAGGCTGGCCGTGTTGAGGCTGTGGAAGGCTCTGATATTTATATCAAGCAGTCCGGCAAACACAACAAGGACTACACCGCTCTTAATGCAATTAACAACCAACGTTCATTGCAACTTGCCAAAATTGATCGCTTGTTGGCACCAGAAAACGCTGACGCATTTAATAACTTGTTTGGCGGATACACTGCGTATGCTTCGCGTGAATTGTCAGGCAAGACCGCCGACCTTCGTTCCGACTTGGAATCGTTGAGAAACAATTTAAAAGCAGCCGGTAAAAAGATTATTGCTGGCGCTGGTCCGGGCGCTATTGGTCAGATTACTGAACGCGAGTGGCCGATTCTTGAAGGCATGATTGCGGAACTTCGCCCAACAATGTCTGAACAAGGCGCAAAAGACAAACTGCTGGAAATTCGCGTTTTTTTGGATAATTTGGCAAATCAGGCGGGTGAAGAATATCAGACCGCATGGGGCCAAACTCAATACGCAAAACCCGTAAAAGGCGCAAGCGAGCCTTCTATTGCCCCCGCTGCTCCGGCAGCAGCCCCGGTTAAGGTTAATTCAAAGGCTGAACTAGACAAACTGCCGTCTGGTTCGTTGTACGTTGGCCCTGACGGAAAGACGCGGAGAAAGCCGTAATGGCTAAGTGGTGGGAATCTGGCGAGGTTGTTGAAGAGCAACCTGCCGAGGAGTGGTGGACTGCTGGTGAAGAAGTCGCTGCTCCGGCTGCGGCCATTCCTGCTAAAGCGCCCGATGTAATGCCGAGCAGACGCGCCCCATCATTGGGGGACATCGGTGATCGAGCGACAGGCTTTCGCGCACAAGTAGCCGAAACCGGCATGACGCCTGAAGAGCGTATGCAGGCTGTTAGAACTGGCGCTCAAGTCCTTGGCGGGTTTGCTGCTGGGCCTGTTCTGGGTGGCGCAGTACGTACCGCTGGCGCCGCATCACCTGCGTTACGCGCCCTCGGCACTGCGATTGAAAGTGGTGGATTCCGCACTGGTTTTGCGCCCGGTACATCTCGCGTTGCCGACATTGCTACTCGCACTGCTGGCGGCGCTATTGCTGGCGGTGCCGGTGCTGGCGTGGTTTCACCTGAGCAAATAGCAGAAGGTGCCTTGATTGGCGCTGCTGTGCCCGGTGCGGGCAAGGTTGTTGGCCGTTTCATGCAACCCAAAGGGCCGTCTGTTAAAGACGTAGAGGCTGCTGCAAAACGTAAGTACGCTTCGTCAGAAAAGGCGGGCGGTGTAGTCCAGTTAGACCAATTCAACAACTTTATTAGCGGACTTAAAAACAGTTTGGCCGCTGAACGATACAACCCTGTTGCTCACGTCAAGATCAATAAACTGATTAATACGCTTGAGTCCGATGCTGCACTTGGCTTGGACGTTAGCCTTGAGCAATTAGACACCGCTCGACGTATTGCCGCCCGTGCCGCACAAAGCAGCGGTAAAGAGCAACAACTTGGATCGGTTGCTATCAAGCAGATTGACCAGTTCGCAGAGCAGTTCCCCAAGGTAGCGAGAGAGGATTTAGAGGAAGCGCGGTCGTTGTGGACCAAGATGAGTCGCGGCAAAAAGATTGACGACATCATCAAAGCGTCTAACCGCTCTTCACAAGAGCCTGCTGTGTTCCTGCGTCGTAAGTTCCAGCAGTTAAACGACGACGAACGCGCTTTGAAAGCGTTTTCGGAAGAGGAGCGTAAGGTCATTAAAGACCTCGCTGAAGGTAACTACACCGTAAATGCTCTTGCAGGCATTGGCACTTTGGCGCCGCCTCGAATCAACGAACTTCGCACGCTGCCAGGTCGTATTGGCGCTGCTGGCTATGGTGGTGGTTTCTTTGTAAGCCCCGCCTTTACCGCTGCTACGGCAGTCACAGGCTACGGTTCTCGCGGCGCTGCAAACCGATTGGCGTTGATGCAGGCTGCTCGTCTGCGCCAGCAAGCCTTGACCGGCTCGCCGATCATGCCGCAATCCATCATGCCGCAGGTTGTGCCGCAAGTCGGCCCGACACTATATGCGGCTGGAATGTTACCCGAGTAATTGGAAGCCACATGCTGCAAGGCGCACTCAAGTCTAAGACTGTTTGGTGGAATGTCCTGCTGGCCGTCCTTGGCGGCCTTGAACTTGTAGGCGGTCACATGACCGTGCTGTGGGGGCAGGAAGTGGCTGCGGCGATCCTAATGGTCGGCGCGTTGGCAAACCTCGTACTGCGGGCTGTCACCACGCAGGCGCTTTCGGAGAAGTGACGTGGATTATCAGGCGGCTTTTAACATTGCGGTGGCAGTTGCAGCAGCGTTTGGCGGTTGGACCTTGCGCTCGATTACGACGAGCCTAGAGAACCTTCAGCGTGACCACAAAGAGATGATGCACCAGTTCGTGCGCCGCGATGACTACAAGTCCGCCTTAGAGCGTATTGAGCAAATCCTGACCCGCATTTGGGACAAGTTGGACGAAAAGGCCGACAAGTGATGTGGGCGGCATGGGTGCGGACTCGCGCTAATTTAAAAGTAATTGCCTGCGTAAGCGTACTGTTTGCAGCACTATTAACAATACTGTTCTTTAGTTAAAGGTTAAAAATGAACGACGTTACCGACATCCAGTTGCTAAAAGTGCAAATACAGGCCGAGTTGCAACGGCTTGAAGCGCAGTCGTCTGCCAAGGACGTAGCCGGTAAAGCCATTGGTAAGGACGGGCTGAAATACATCACGGCCATTGTGGTGATCGGCGTGCTGTCTAGCCTTGCGCTAGATTCGGACAAGATCGCTGCCGTGATGGGGCTGCTTGGTGCCTCGCTGACCGCTCTTATCTCTATGCTTGCCAGCATTGCAGGCACGGTGGAGAAGGAAGATAAGCCCGAGTTTGAGGTAATTAAGGAACTGATCGCCAAACTAGACCGGCTGGATCGCAAAGA